AGCCTGTGATGTTATGCCTTCCATGTGCTGTAAAATAGGATAACATCTTGCACTTCTATCCATAACAGTTAGTAACGAACTGTTCAAGGTATCAGGATCTATACGTATAAACTCATCACTATCACATACTATCAGGAAATCCTCATTATTCTCCTCTGCTAATTCAAAATAGACGTTCCGTTTCTCTATCTGAGTAACATTGCTCATCTGAACCAAGTGCATTTTGGAATATATTGACTTTAGATCAAGAGTAAATTCAGGATCATTCTCAGGAAGATCGAATCTATCCTTGTATCTTCCATCAATAACATAAAATGTGCTAATGTAATCATAGACGGTTTCATCTGATAATATCCTCACTAAGCCTCTTGGATCGTCATAATAGTTGATACCTACTGCAACCTTATACTTTGACAATGATAATTTATAACACCTCCGAATCCGTCACTTGTATGACGACACTCTAACGCAGTTAATAACTCTTTTGGAAACTCTGGAATACCGCAACCGCCTACCCACCACATTACTGATGAATTGCAAGCTCCTAGTTTGAGTGCTTCCTGTGCTGTTTCAGGATATGGATAATGACCTAATGATATGATATGTCCTAATTCGTGTGCTGCTGTTCTGACCTTATTGTCCAATCTCTCGTTTCCTGTTTTAAACTCCATAACACAATCTCTGCTGTTAGGACACATTGCTGCTCCATTGGCTTCCATATCATTTACAACTAATCTGTTATGTTCTGTTATCTTTATGTTACAATTCTTTGTACCTACCTTTATCTCCCATTTCTTATCCTTTGTAAAATCGTTCCATAGATGAACTGCCTTGATTGTAGCCCACTTGTACTCTTTTGCATCATTAATACAGATAATAGGTTTCTCTCTGATAGTCCAAGTTGTCAATTCCATTGCATTGATTCCCCAAACATCAGTTAAAGTTAAGATGAATATAAACAAAAGTGATAATACTATGATCATAGCATACGTAGAATGATTTAGCATAAAAAAAATATCAAATTAGGTATAAAAAGACCTAATTAGATGAATCGCTTTTGTGCTTCCAATAATCTGCTGCAATAACTGCTGCGATTGGAGCTAACAGAGTAATTCCTGTTTGTTCGTTTAGAGGTAGCTTATCAAGTCCTGTCCATAATGCGACAAGTCCTGCATAAAAGCCAAGTCCCCAATAACGGAGTTTTCCCATTTCGACCATAACAAACCCTAAATTTTTAAGTATATAAAAGTTACTTAATTGAAAAATGCTATTATGCCTATAATTGCTGATGCTGCTCCTATAACTGCCATTAATTGATTGAATTTAGTTTCTGTTACTCTGTGTATAGTTTCTAGTTCCGTAATACGAGAACATAAATCGTTAATTCTTTCATCCATTTTGTCTAGTTTTTCTAGAACTCTCTGGACAAAGAGCTCATCATTCATAAGTATAGTAAAAATAAAAAATAAAAAGAAAGTAATTATCTATGCTTGTACGCTAGATACAATTACGTATGTGTTTGGATCAAGTACATCTACACCAATTCTGTGAGTCCATACAATATCCCAGTATTGTCCTGCGATTTGTTTTTGCAATTCGATTTCCATGTTTCTTTGTGATGCAAGGGCAAATGATTTACCTTTGACACAAACAAGGTTTCTATATGCGTTGTTTTGGACTAAGAGTTCGTTGGTAATGACAATATCAATACCATATAATCTCTCGATTTGACCTAGACGAGTAATGTTTGCGTTTCCGATTTGAGTGTATTCGCTAAGGTTTGTTGAAGTCATTAGGCTTTCAAATGCTCTTGGGCTTAAGAAAGCAACTAAGTTACCTGGAGAGGTATCTTGTCCTAGTTCTTCTAGGTATCTTTTTGCGAATGTCAAACCGTCTTCGTCGAATTCGCCATCAGCATCTTCCTCAGTTGTGTTTGTAGTTGCTGCTCCGTCAGAACCACCAATGTGGTAAGGAGCTGTTGCTACACCGCCAAAGTCGTGATCTGTACCAGCTAAGTCTTGGACAATGAGTCTATGCTCATCACGAATTGCTTCGAGTCTTGCGGTTTCTCTAACTGCGTTAAGGAAACTTGCAGGATAGTCTTCTAACTCTGCTTTCTCTACGACTTGTCGCCATCCTCTAATGTTACAAGTAACATCAATGGATGTAAGGGTATGAGTTGTTGCTGTGATGTCGGTTGTTGGAGATTCAGTAATTGCTCCTGCATCTGGAACTGTGATTCTGTAGAATCTAGCAGTATTTTGTCCAGTTGGAACTGAAGCAAACTGTCCGAATTGTCTGATTGGTTTTACGGTTTTAGAACCGATTTGAATACTGACATTAGGAGATTGTTTTACACCTGGAATAGTTCCTGATGTTGAAACTGCTTCATGTACTGCTCCTGTTCCTGTAGGATTAGAAGCGGTAGTGTGAGTTTCAATCCAACCCTCTTTATCTATCACTAATCTACCATATCCATTTTCAAATACTTTATCAAGGAAAGCTTTTGCAGTTTCGTCAGAGAATGACTCCTCAACATATCCGATTGAATCTGCTGATTCGGCAACTTCTGATTTTGGACTCCATGCTTCTTTGACAGTTTGAATAACTGCCTTGATTGTTTCTGAATTGGATTTCTCAATTCTTTCGGCAACCTTTTCGGAAATATCCTCTTTTGCTTCTTGTTTTTCAACAGGAGCTTCTTCCTTTGCAGGAGCAGAGGCTTTACCTACTTCGATTTCTCCATCAGTTTCGATAGTTACTTTGACTTTCTCCTCTACATTTTCTGATTTCTCAATTTTTGTAGAATCTGTCATAACTGAAGTTTGTGTGGTTTGTATATTGGAAGTATTATCTTGCATAGGCTCTTGTGGAATTGGAGTTGGAGTTTGCATTGCACTTTTGAAAGCTCTATCAAGTGCTGATATAATCTCCATAGATTTCATTTGAATTTGTTCATCTGTATAATCTGGATAATTTTGTTTTAGTGAGTTCTGTACCTCTCCTGTTATTCTTTGTAAATCAATGATGCTACCAACATTGTCAATATCGTCATTCTCATTTAATATTTTCATAAACAAAGCATTAGTTGACTCAATAACATGAAGTGAGGATTCTGGAATACCTGGAGTCTTGACTACTGATAATTCTAAAATATCTTTGAGAACAGGAGCATTAAGACATTTCTCTTTCATGCTGTCGCACAATTCTCTTTGTTCAAGAACTGATGCTCCTATTGATACCTGATACTGTTCATTGTCTAGTTTCTTTTTCCATCCCTCATCACTTATGCTTGCCTCATATTTGACCTGTTGTAATTCTCTGTCATAACTGAATGTAACCTCTCCTATCTGAGTATTCTGATCATGCTCTACTCTCAAAGGAACGGTTTTTCCATCAAATTTTGCTAATTCTTCTATATCGTAAAATACGCCATTTCTAGATACACGCGGAAATAGTGCAATCCCCGAAATGCGTTCTGCCATGCTAGATTTGGGCTAAAAGTGATATAGAGAAGTATTTAGGAGTGCTTCTTTAAGAGATAACCAATGTAATCTGTTGATAAAGGTTTACCTGTTCCTGTGAGTGATTTTGCTGTTACCTTTATATCGGTTTTTTCATCTACAGTAACACTAAATACACGAATTTCTACAGTTTCATTTGTAAAGTACAATCTTCTCCTTATTCTCCATCCTTCATTATTATGATTAGTCAAAAGAAATGCTTCAAAATCAGAGTTTGCTCCACTATTGACATTCCAATATGCAATGGTATATCTATATCCCATAGGAACTGCATATTGTGATTTTTCAGTTTGTCCTGCTCCTGCCACTATTGATGCTTGTATTGTGGCAGTAATGGTTGCAGTAATGTTTCCTGCATTTGTTTGTCCTGTACCTGATGAAGTAATATACATTCTGTTAATTCTAAGAAATGATTTGGTTGTGATTACTGGAGTAGTTCCATTAAGAGTTACTGTTTCTGTTATTCTATTCCAGTTATTATCTACTCCATCAATTAACATAGTTCTTGCTCCTGTTCCATCTGCTGTATCATTTGCACTTGTTGATACCATTGATGCTGTTGCTGCTGATGAAAGTCTTGTAAGAGTGCCACCTTGCGACCATATATCCTCTTGTGTACCATTTACTTCTGGATTATATGCAAATTTACCAAAAATCTGAAATGCTTCTTCTCCGTAATCTCTTGCTGCTAATTTTAATAATCTCTCATCAATAATCATGTCAAATCTCCTACTCTTTTACTAGACCAAAACTTGCAAGACCAATAACCAGGAGTTGTCTTGTCTTTCTTTTGATCACAGTTATGTCTTGCCCTGAAACTCTTTCTTCTTTCTGGATCATCTCGTTTAATGTCCATGTTAGGATCTCCGAATCTGACGATAACAACATTGCCTTGATTGTTCATAACATAAACTGCAAACTTTTTAGGTCCACCTGAAGTTCTAAATGGCTTGTTTAGTGTTACGGTTCTACCCTGATACTTTGCTTCTTGTAATTCTACACCCCAATCATAATCATCATAATCTTCTTCCAAATCTCTTTGTAATGCTCCACATATTCTTCTTGCTGCATCTGCACTCTTTCCCTTTCCTATCTGATCATTGACACAATCTTGGAAATCATCATAAGGACCAAATGGCTCTATGAGATCAACTAACTTTTCTAGTTTCTTTATTACTGTATCATAATCTTTCTTTCCTGTTACCTGTACTCCTTCTGAAACTATGATCGTATTCTTGCCAACTACTAGATGTTCTGATTGTATCTTGTTTGACATTGTGCCTGTTACGTTTCCGTTTAATGATAGTATGTTGATTCCTGAATAAGTTATACTGTTCTCTACAGGTTTCATTAACTGTGCTGATGCAGAGAAACTGTATGATTCTCCTATTACCAATCTTCCTGCAATCGGAACTACAAGATTGATTTGCTTTGTATCTGCAACGTAGAATTTTCTTCCTGATTTATTTGTATTAGGACTAGCAGGGATTTCATCTAGGATGTAATCATCTGAATAGTTTAGATAAGAGTATGGCATTATCCGATATATACTTCGCCTGTGAACTTGAATTCAGCGTTCAAAGGTTTTCTGGAATCTAACTTTGGAGTCCAATATACAAACATCTCTCTGACTTCATTTGGTTTGAGAATCTCTGGAAAGTCAAACTTTAACTCAGGATTTGTGTTCTCTAGTTTGATGTTATGTACTGCCCATTGCTCGTCAGTATTTTTGATATACATCTTGTATTTGATTGACTTGCCTAACTCGACTCTACCCAAGTCTAATGATTCTACTACCTTTGTAGTTTTTTCATCAACAAATAGTTTAATCATTTTTTAACTCCTTGATAAAGTCGATAATATCCCCTGTCATTTTCTTCTTTTCTGCTCTGTCTAATTCTTCTCGCATTGTTACCATCATTTTCAAATCCTGTACTGCTTTTTCATATACTTCTTGTGTGTCAATAGAAGTATTTTCAGGAGGTCTTGAATCTTGCATTTGATTAGTTGGAGTAACTGATGTGATTGGAGGTTCATCATCCATATCCATTTGGTCAAGCATAACGTTGCTGTTTGATATTAGCCATTGTCTTAATTCTGATCTTCTGATACCGTTATCTCTGTATGCTGTAATTACGTCTTGTACTGTCAATTCTTGCTTCTGTGGAGATTCGAAATATACTTGAATGTCCTTTGCCTTTACTGTCTTGCCTCTTGATTTGAGGAATGGTAATATCATGTTAGTTAGAATCTGTTTTGCAAATCTTGCTTGTATTCTCTTTACCTTTCTGATCAAGACAGAATCAGTACTCTCACTTGCTGCTCTTGCTGTAAATCCTGCATTGAAGAATTGAAGTGGGAACTTGCTACCTGGTTCGAGTAAATCTCTTTGTATGTGTTCGATATATCCCTCAAACTTGGCATTTCCATTTACTTCAAATTTCTCTACCTTGAATGGTTTGTCAGTAACTATCTTCATTCCTGGTTTTGCCTTTTTCAAAGCATCTGCTTGTGTCTTGATGAACTGCTCTCCTGCATCCTCAAACTGGAACATCATAAGAGGACTAGCGTAAGAATGGAATATTTCAGGCATTGCGTGTTCCATTTTCTTCATTTGAATAAGTGGAGAATCATAAGTTGCTCCTGATCTTGGATCTTCATAATCTGCAAGGACCGAATGATGCAATCCTCTACCAAATGGTTCTCTTGCAACGTTTGTTAATTTGAAATGAATAACCTCATTTGGTTTTAATCTGATATGTTTGTTGTTTACATCTTGTAGATAGTATGCTATTCTACCATTCTTATCCCTAACTACTGATTTTATTGTGTGAACTGGAATTTCAATAAACTCATCACTTGTTGGACTCTTTTCATAGAACAAATTACCTGTACCCAAGTAAGAATATAATCCATCTTCAATCATTTCATCAAAATTGATTTCATCTAACCAATCTGTAACCATTTCAGCAATATTGTCTTTCTTTGCTGTTATTTTGAGTCCTTTTCCTAATATCATCTGAATATATGTTTCATTTGACAAGTTTAATCTAGGATCTTTGTTAATTGCATCTAAAGTTTCAACAAATGGTCTATCTGGAGCAAGTTCTGCTTCAAAATCAGATAGATTAACCTCACTTTTCTGATTAAATGTTTCTAATACCTTGATTGTACCCTCATATTGGTCATTTTTGGTAGAATTTTTAGGTAATGTGGCACTTTTTGGGTAAATTACGTTGCCATTTGACCTAATTATGGGCATAACCATGCTATTTTATCTCGATATGATTCAAAAGGAAGTAAAAAGGCATCAATGTGGAAGAACTATAACATAAATCCAAAAATTATAACAAAATCTCCCTGTCGCTATTCAATTTATTTGCGATTCTAGCCTTCATACTTATGATATAATATAAGATACTATAAAGATATAAAGATTACTCATCTTCAAAGAACAATTCATCAGAACCATTGACACCTACTGCTGTAAGTCTATTACCTGTCTTTTCCAATCTGATTCTAACTTTGTATGAT